TCAGGTTGTGTATGTAGGCCAATCAGTTAATGTCCCGGGACGCATTGGACAACACGCAACTTTCAAAAAATTTGACCGCGTTGCGTTTGTGGCGTGCGAAAAAAATCAGCTAAATATTTTGGAGTCATTGTACATTCACATTTTGCGCCCGCCGCTAAACGGTAACAGCAACAGCAAAGGACTTAAAACCGCGCCAATGAGTATGCGGGAGATGTTGCAGTACCTTGGCGCTGCGTATGATTTGGCGCAGGTAAGTTCTAAAGGAATATCGTTCGATGCTCTGGCTTGATTTTGAGACGCGGAGCCGTTGTGATTTGAAATCACGCGGCGTGTATAACTATGCGATGGATGCAAGCACCGAGGTGCTGTGTATGTCCTACGCTTTTGATGATGAGGAAGTCCGCACATGGACGCCTGATCAACTTTTCCCGATTAAGGTGCGCGGGTATAAGGGACAAATTCGCGCACATAACGCTGCTTTCGAGCGTCTTGTCTTTTGGTATCCGTTGCAGATCAACATACCGCTTGAGCAGTTCTACTGCACAGCGACGCAAGCCCGCGCCAACTGCGCTCCAGGTTCGCTTGAAGATGTCGGTCGGTTCTCCGGCGCGAGTATGCGGAAGGATCACCGAGGCAACCAACTGATTCGCGCTTTGTCTATCCCCCGCGCAGACGGTACGTTCAACGAAGATCCTGCGCTGATGGCCGAGATGATTGCCTATTGCGAGCAGGACGTTCGCGCTATGCGGGCGTTCAGCAAGGCGATGCGGGATCTGTCGGATGACGAGTTGCGTGACTACCACGTCAATGAGCGCATCAACGACCGAGGCGTGCAGTTGGACAAGCCCTTGGCCGAGGCGGCTATGCGCTACGCCAGTGCTGAACTGGAAGATATTCAGCAGCTTGTCACCGAGATCACCAAGGGCGCTATCACGTCTGTCCGCAGTCCGCGTATGCGTGAGTGGGTTTATGATCGTGTTGGGCCACAAGCAAAAGCGTTAATGCACATAGAGGACAAAGCGGTTGCCGATAAGATTAAAAAAGTAGAAAAGACTTACGACCCTTTGGTTAGGCGCGATGAGTATTCCGACAGTGATTTAACAGTTAAACTTGTCGTCTTAGAAAAGAAAAGATTTAAGGTCAGTATTGACAAGACCGTTCGCGCCAACCTCTTGGCGATGGACAACCCCGACGAAGTGCCGGTGGATGTCGCCGACGTTATACAGTGCGCCGACGATCTGTGGGCCTCGTCAGTGGCGAAGTTCAGCCGCTTGGCAGAGTTGGCCGACGAGGAAGACAACCGCGTCAGGGGCGCGTTTGTGTTTGCCGGCGGGTCGGCTACAGGTCGTGCGTCGTCCTACGGCGCTCAGGTGCATAACTTCACGCGCAAGTGCGCCAAGGAACCTGAAGACGTGCGCCAAGCGATGGTGCGCGGTCACGCTATCGTGCCGCAGTACGGCAAGCGCGTGACGGACGTTTTGAAGGGTATGCTGCGCCCTGCGCTGATACCGGCGGCAGGCAAGTCCTTCGTCGTTGCCGACTGGGCGTCGATTGAGGCGCGGGTCACGCCGTGGGCGTCGAACAGCCCTGCGGGTGACGCCAAGCTGAAACTGTTCGTCAGTGGCGAGGATGTGTACAAGGTGAACGCCTCGGCGACGTTCGGCGTTCCCGTTGCCGACATCACGGCTGACCAACGGCAGATCGGCAAGGTGCAGGAATTGGCGTGCGGGTTTGCCGGTGGTATCGGCGCGTTCGCGGCAATGGGTCGGGCGTATGGCGTGCATCTGCCCGACAGCGAAGCGCAGCGCATGGTGAACGGCTGGCGTAGGGCGAACGGGTGGGCTGTGCCGTACTGGCAGGGGCTTGAGAACGCCTACACGACCGCGATGCGGAACAAGAACACAGACATAGAAATAGGCTGCATCGTCTACCACTACGACGGTCGGCATCTCTGGTATATGCTGCCGAGCGGGCGGGTGCTGTGCTATCCATACGCCAAGTTTGACGAGGACGGCATCAGCTACGCCAAGTCGGCGTGGAAGCCCGCGCAGGACGCAAAGCATTGGCCGCGTGCGCGGTTGTGGAAAGGCTTGGCGTGCGAAAATATTACTCAGGCAATCGCAAACGATCTGCTAAGGTACGCGCTCAGACAACTTGACGATGTGGTCTTGCACGTCCACGATGAGATAGTAATTGAATCAGACAGGCCGGAAGATGTTGCTTCAGAACTGAAGCGCGTAATGACGACCTGTCCGAATTGGGCGGGGGGTCTGCCATTAGCGGCAGAAGTAAAAATTATGGGGAGGTACGGCAAGTGAATTTTCTAGAACACCTGATGAAGGCTGCGCCGGATGGCGAGACGATCTTGGTCGTCAAACAAAAACCAACATCACAAAAGCACAAAGACGGGTCGGTTAAATACTTCTGGCCCGCTTATCTGCCGGATAAGTACAGAGGCGAGGGCGCATGGTACGCCAACACCGCGTCGTTTGTCATTGACAGGTTCACCGACGGCAAGGTTCACGCAGGCGCAGCCTACTGCGATTATGTAGCGTTCATGGTGCTTGACGACATCGGCACGAAGAGCAAGACGCCGCCGCTTGAGCCGACGTGGAAGATGGAAACCTCGCCGGGCAACTTCCAGTGGGGTTACAAGTTCAAGTTGGATGAGCAGCCGACCAAGGGCGAGTTCTCGGCGGCTATCGTCGCCATTGCCGAGGCGGGCTACACGGATCCCGGCGCTATCAATCCGGTGCGTAACTTCCGTCTGCCGGGTTCGATCAATCTGAAGGACGGTCGGGATAACTTCGCGTCGGATCTTGCAGAGCATACGCCTGAGCGGATGTTCACCCTGAAGGAAATCTGCGACGCTCTTGGCGTTACCCCGCACGACCCTGACACAAGCACCCGACGCAAGTTGACGCTTGACGATAACGGTCAGGACGACGTGCTGAAGTGGATGTACGACCGAGGCGAAGTAATTGAGAACGGCAACGCCGAGGGATGGTTCGGCGTCGTCTGCCCTAACGCGGCAGAGCATAGCGACGGCAATGCAATGGGCCGCTACCACCCGCTGAACCGCGCCTACACCTGTTTCCATGGTCACTGCGGCGACTGGACTTCGCGGCGCTTCCTGTGCTGGGTAGCGGAAGAGGGCGGGCCTAAGCACGAGCATGGTCTGCGCGAGGAGTTGATTGCCAAGGCGATGAACGAGGCGCTATCCAAACTGTCGCCGACTGCGGCGTTTCCAGATGCCGCTGCCGAGGTCATCGCCGAGATAGAGCGCAAGGAACTCGGCCGCGTTGAGAAGGCAGACTGGTACAAGAGGTTCGCCTACATCCAAGAGGACGAGGCGTTCTTCGATCTGCAAGACCGGCGCGAGATCTCCCGATCCACATTCAACGCGCTGTTCCGGCACATCACCTGTAAGTCGATCCACAACGGGCGTCGCATTGAGGCGTCCGTTTGCTTTGACGAGAACCGGCAGGCGATGGAAGCCAAGGTGTTGGTCGGTATTACCTACGCCGCAGGCGAGAGCGTTTTGGTGGCGCGTGACGGTGACGTTTACGGCAACAGGTGGCGCGATGCACGGCCGCAGAGCGCGCCAGGCGACGCGCAACCTTGGCTTGACCATGTAGCGTTGCTGATCCCCGACGAGCGTGAGCGGCAACACCTGCTCGACATGATGGCGTTCAAAGTGCAGAACCCCACTATTAAGATCAACCACGCCGTGTTGCATGGCGGCGATGAAGGCTGCGGCAAGGACACAATGTGGGCACCCTTCATCTGGGCCATCTGTGGGCCGGGTCTGAAGAATAGGGGCTTGGTTGATAATGACAGCATCTCGTCCGCGTGGGGCTACCACCTTGAGAGCGAAGTGCTGATCATCAACGAGCTGAAGGAAGCCGACGCTAAAGAGCGCCGCGCACTGGCGAACAAGCTAAAGCCCCTGATAGCCGCGCCGCCTGAGATGTTGCCGATCAACCGCAAGGGCTTGCATCCGTACATGATGCTGAACCGGATGTTCGTCTTGGCGTTCTCGAACGATCCGGTTCCGATCAGTTTGCCGTCGCAGGATCGTCGGTGGTTCTGCGTCTGGTCGCACGCACCTCGGATGAATGAGGACGACGCGACGCGGCTTTGGAAGTATTTCCAAGATGGCGGCTTTGCCGCAGTCGCGCATATGTTGCAGACCCGCGACGTCTCGGCGTTCAACCCGGCGGCTACCCCGTTCATGACTGACTTCAAGATCAACTTGGTCGAGAGCGGCATGAGCCTCTTGGAAAGCTATCTCATGCGCATGATCGTCAACCGCGAAGGCTCGTTTACGAACGGCGTCATCGGTGGGCCGTTCCACGCGCTGTGCGACACGCTATCGGTTAACGCGCCTAACGGCATGAAAATCCCGCAGTCCGCGCTGCTGCACGCGCTGAAGGAAGGCAAGTGGGTTGACAAGGGACGCTTGGCGTCGGCGAAACATGGCAATAAAAAGCACGTCTTCTGCGCGCCTGAATACACCGACTGGTCTAAATCCGATCTGCGGGACTTCATTGAACCTAAGCCGCAACCGAAATTTAACATCGTATAAATAAGAAGCGCCCGTCGGGGGGTCATCCGACGGGCGCTAAGGCGTTCTGGGAGGAACGCTTAGATGTCTAGCACGGCTCCTATGATGCCGACAAGTGCTAAAGATACTATTGCGATGATCATCGGGGCCACGCTATCGCAATAGCTGTGCAGAAAACAATGCCTGCTAAACAGTACATGATCCGGTCAGCCATTTTTCGACCATATCTTCTTGCGCGTCACCACATCCGGCATTGGCTCGGCTGGCGGCAGTTCGGGGTGATCTTCAGCGATCAGCGCGGCTATGTCCCGCTCAACCGCGTCCATCGGCGATGGCGCGGCTAGGCTCGCCAGTTGAGCGTACCCGGCAATGTCGTCCCAGTGGTCGCGAAAGTTTGGGTCACCGTTCAGGATGCGCGCCAGTTTAGACGCAATCATCTCAATGGCCTCGGCTTGCGGCTCGGTAAGCCTGTTCCAGTTCTTTGACAGCATCATCGTTAGTTTGATCTTCTGACTTGTCTCGGCTGTCTTCGCATACTGCCCGTGGGTTTTCTCGCGTTCGTTTAACATGACTTCCTCTTTCTAACACCGCCTGTGCGGCTACTGTGGATGTATAGTGGTAAGTAATTTGACCGTCGTGCGTGCTTGCACGCCATTGGCCCTTCCATCTGTTGAGGCTGATCCAACCAAGGCGGTTGTCTTGCTCGTCCGCAACAATGAAACAGTCATCCCCGTCGTAAATTAAGTTCATATCTTTTAATCCCATAATAGACAGTTGAGTGATCCCGATCACCAATGTATCGCCCGATCTGGGGCAGCGACAGGCCAAGTTCTTTATGTAGCCGATAGTATGCGAGCATCCGCGCATCGATAAATTTTTTACTGCGGTTGTGGCTCATCAACTGATCCATTGTGACGCCGTGCGATGCGCAGACCTCGCGCAAAATCAGCTTCCATTTTGGAACCCCGGCAACGCCTGCAACCTTCAGCAGTTCATGCGCCTCGCGGAACTGCTCGCGCATGGATATTGATAGCGGCGGTGGCGGTGGCGGTGGCGGTGGTGGCGGGACGCTAGGTATAGCGCCCGCCCATAGCCTCGCCCTGACCGCCTTATAATGCTGTTGCAGCTCGTTCATCTGTGATCCTTCCCGAATCCATGCGTAATATGTAAACCCGCGCCTCTGGATGCGTCTTGCACCAGTGGTCATAAACCATCTCGGCATCGGCGAAATTGTCTTCGACCGTATCATCGGCGAAGTCGTCCTCAATTACCGCGACGTAGTAATCAACCTTGTCATAACGTCCCATCATTGCACCCTTTCGATCCGATAGTCCTCGGCGTCATAGTCCGGCATTTCTTGCAGCAGGTCGTCAATCTCGGCCTGCGCTTCCGCAACCGTGTCAAACACCCACGGCACGCCGTCGTCGTCATGCCATAGGTTCGCCCAACCATCGACATAGGTTCTCGTCAATACTTGATACATTTCAGCCCCCGAAAAACTTGCTGAAAAAATCGCGCACGTCATCTGGGCGGCGTTCAGCATATAGAGTGTGTTTCATACCTTTGATGGCGGCGTCATAGTATGCGCTAGAAAAACCTTCGCCATCAATCCAGTCAAAACCATTGCCATTGGCAATGCGGATACCGTCGTAAAATACCGACGCAACGCCATTGCTAAGCTTGCTCGGCGTATCGTTTGCGCGGCATATTGTTGTAACGGCGATATCAATATCGTTGTAAAGCTGTTCACTCATGTTCAACCCCTTAAACACACTAACCGACCATCGGCTAGCTTGTGATCCGGCGGCATGACCGCCGGACTGCAAGCTATCCAACATATTCCAACACTTCGGCCCAATTATCGGTCGATAACAAGCAATCGCCGAACTCGATATCGCATACCGAAAAGCGTTCGCCGCCTAGTTCGCGATCTTCGGGCTTCTCAAAGTCAACGAATATTTGGTAGACGCCCCATTGCCATGACGGGCAGACGTCATGACGCCGAGGACTATCGGATCGAAAGGGTG